TTTTCCGGAAAAGGCATATCGGTTCAGGTATTTCCGTGAACCTTGTGTAAGCCCTTTTTCTGCGGCTCTCTGTGCCACAATCTCTGCCACTGCTTCAAAATCTTCTTTGCTGATGATCGCTTCGTGATGTTCCACCGTCATGTACTGGTCACGCTGACCAACATTGCGATGACGGTTGAACTGACTGTCGGTGAAGGTTTTCTGGAAAATAACATCCCCTGTATATTTCTCGTTCCTGAGCATACAGCGAATTGTCGTTGCATTCCAGCGTTCGCCCCTTTTCGGCTTGATTCCGTCCGCATTCAAACCATTGGCAATTGTCTGAGAGCCTTTGCCTGAAAGCGTTTCCGCAAAAATTCTCTTTACGACTTCCGCCTGTTCCGGACAGATCACCATGCTGCCGTTCTTCCACTCGTACCCGTACGGCGGGCAGCACAGCTTGAACGTACCGTTTTGAAACCTGCGCTGTACCGACCATTTGTTGTTCTCCGATTGTGAAATAACCTTTCACTGCACTACCGAGGAATCAAACGGCATTTTGGAAAAAATTCAGTAAAAAAATAAAGCCTACCGGAGAAAAAATTCCGATAGGCTCACTGTTATTCTATTTCACGTCCAGAAACCGCTTCAGCATCACGCAGAGCTGCTCCCGTGTCACCGGACTGTGCAGCATGAGGTCACCTTTTTCATCCCCCTTGAGCAATCCGGTCTTGATCGCCCAGTTCACGGAATCCTTCGACCAGTCAGCCGCTTCGTTATCGAGAATCACCTTTTCGGCTTTCTCCAGTTCCGCTTTCACATCCGCACGGAAGGTGTCCATGGATTTGCCGAACTTCGGAAACCAGTGCATCACGTCCGCATGATTGGATGCAATCCCTCTCGCATGACCTTCGCTGTGGCAGATGATGTCCTTCTCGGTCAGGTCAAACTGCTGGCAAAGGTAAACGCAAAGTTCCACGGCTTCACGGTACACCTTCTCGAAATACTTTCGATCTGTCAAATCGTCCTCGCATATTTCAAATCCGATGTAACCCATGAAGTTGGCGTTCCCATTCGCACCTTCGCCGCTGTGCCAGCCAACCATGTCCCACGGGAGTGTCTGATACGTCCCGACCTCATTGCCGAACAACTTCCCGATGAAGGCATGGACACAGACTTGTCTGCCGCCCGGTTGAAGCTGGTTCCAGTAGTTCAGATATGTAGCCACGTTCGGGTTATTACATCCGGTGGAGTGAACCATGATCCCCTTGATCCTGTGTCTCTGACCAACAATGTAACACTCGTTTCCGGTCAGAATATGCTTATTCAGTGTCATCGTCACCGCCGCCTTTCTCCGCTCTGTTATGAAGCTGTGCGAGGACGTCTTTCAGCTTCGTCGGGATGGGCATACCAAGGTGAGAGGCGTTTTCCATGAGAGATACCCCCTCGTTCGAGATATAGAAGAAGATGATCGCCGTCCGCAGAACCGAACCGGTCCCGATCACATACAGATCGAGGATGTGCGCGATGCCCACGAAAGCGAAAATCAGCACTTTCTTGCAGATGCCCTTGAATCCGACCGAACTGGACAGGTTCTTGTCGTAAATGGCGCACATGATGCCGGTAATGTAATCGATCACGGCAAATGCAATCAGCGCATACAGCAAGCCGTCACATCCCCCGAGAAACCAGCCGAGCCATCCGCCCACGGCGGTAAAGGCTAGCTGGGTCATATTCCAGAATTCTTTCATTTATTCCTCCGTAATCTCCGGGTAATCCTCAATCGCGCGAATCTGCGCGGCATAGGTAACCCAGTTTGATGTTGTTTTGTACGTCTCCGCCAGTGCCGCCGGAACGTAGATATAGCCCGTACCGTTCGCAATCGCGGTGTTCTGGAGCGCGTTTTTGTTCACCAGTTTCGCCACGGTCGGTGTCCGGATGATGAGCGTTTCCAGAGCATCACACCCGCGGAAACAGTAGGAGTCAATCTTCTCCGCCATGGGAAAGTCCGCTCTTCGCAGGAGATCGCAGTCCTGAAATGCGCCCCAGCCAACGGTCGTTGCTTTCGGGAACCGGACTTCACGGATGTTGTCACAGTAAGCGAATACGCTTGATCCGAGGGTTTCCACCTTCGGAAAGTTGAGATTCCGCAGCAGGATGCAGGAGTTGAACGCACTCTGCGGAAGGCTTGTCACCAGTGGGAAATCCGCCGTCATAAGCGCATGACAGCCTCGAAAAGCGGTGCTGTCGATCGTGGTCACATCGCCGAAACGGACGGTTTCCAGTGAATTGCAGAAGTCAAACATATTCGCCTTGATCGAGGTCAACCTCGGCAGATCAACCGAGCGGAGGGACGTGCAGTAGGTGAACATATACGTCGAAGCGGAAGTCAGATTCGGTGCCGAAAAGTCCCGCAGAGAGGTACAGTGGTCGAAAGCATAGCTTCCCGCCGAACGCAGCTGCGGCAGTCGGACGATGTCCAGATTCTCACATTTTGCGAATGCGGATGTACCGATCGTTTCGCAGTGCGGAAAATCAACGGTCTGCAGAACGGTGTCCTCGCTGAATGCGCTCTTGCCGACTCTCTCCACCCGGGGTGCGGTCACTTCGGTGAGTGCCGGATCAACGTAAAAGGCGTAGTCGGCGATGTCCCGCAGTTCGGGAAAATACAGTGTTTTCAGTGCGGCGCATCGGGAAAATGCATAGGTGTCGATCTCCTCCACGGATGGAAATACGGCGGATTCCAGAGCATCGCAGTGCTGAAACGCGTAGGATTCCACCCGTTCGGCAGACGGAAAGTTCACGGATTTCAGCGCGGAACAGCCGGAGAAGGCGTGATATGGGATGACAAGCAAATCAGGAAAAGAGACAGTTTTCAGTTCGGTACAGGTTGTGAAAGCATTCTCGCCGAGGTGGAATGCAAGCGGGAAATCCTCTTTCTTCACACCTGAAAAGGCAAAGGCTTGAGTTTCGACTACCTTCGCTTTCGGAAATACTGCTTCCGTCAGACTGCTGCACTGATAGAAACAGTTCTCACCAAGTTCATCCGCTTCGGGAAAGCGTACAACAGTCAGGTCGGGACACTCTGCAAAGGCATACGAACCGACTGTTTTCACTTTCGGAAGGTTCACTGATTTCAGTCCATCATAGCGGTAGAAAACGTAATCCGCCACGGCATCCGCTTCGCTTGCAAGGTCGACCACCGTTCTGGAAATCAGATCAGGTATGATGGATTCCTCCGCCGACTCCGCATCGGTGATTGTTCCCGGACGAATCCGAAAGATCATCGGCTTTGAGACATACTGTATCTCTTCGCCCGAATTGTCAGTCTTTTCGCCGACAAATCCGATCTCCACATCCCCCTCATCCGCCAGAAACACATTCGGGAAACGGCAGGAATTGTTCGCATCGAGCAGGATTTTTTCGGAATACCCGTCTTTCGTAAAAACCGCATACCGGCTGTACTCTGTCCATTCGTCGGAGAATGTGACCTGCAGGTGGACAGAATTGACCTGTCCTGAGACGGTTTCACCCTTCAGTTTGCCTTTCTGTTTGTTGACGGTAGTATGTAAAATGAGCATCAGGATTCCTCGATGAAATTGATGAAGGGTTCGAGATAGCCGATATCATTGACGGAAATCTTCAGATTCTCCGTTACCGGAATGTCCATCGCATCAATCACCGGCTCAACTTCCAGATCGAGAAGCTCGTCCAGTTCCGCTATGGCGGACTGCTCGTTGTCCCCTTCAAAAGTGTAGTTGCCGGATTCATCCGCAGTGCCGTATTTCTCCAGAATCTTGATCCGCTGTTCGCCGAAGAAGTCTGCTTCCCGCTGAAGTTCGGCGATGTTTTTCTTTAAGCGATACGCCAGTTTGAGACTGATGTCCTCCGCAGCCAGTTTCGACAGTGCAGGAATAACGAGAACGATGGTTTTGAGTGTTACTTTCATAATTCCTCCAATCAGGCGATGAGCCCGTATTTGTTTTTGAGAATCCCCACCAAATTGTTCAGCACATAGAGGTAATTCGACGACGTCGCACTGGTGTAGCTCATGTTGTTGGACGAGGTGGAGAGGGTCTGCTTTATGATGGGAGTCGTGCCGAAGAAGCCGAGTTTGGATGACTTGGTGCTTCCAATGGACACCGTGTTCGCTCCAAGATAGGCATAATGCCAGTAGTATGATGCCGTTCCGAGGTAACAGGGATAAGTTGTGGATGTGCTGTACGGACGAAGTTCACGGGATGTATTGCAGATGATGTAGTACGAACTGTTTCCACCAAGTTTTACGTCTTTGCCTGTCATGTCACTGCTTCCGGATGATGCGGACGGGTCGAACTTCGTCCCGTTGATGTACAGGTTGGTGACATAGGCATACTGCCACGGATAGGTGGAGTTACCTAGGTAATAGCCGGTACTTGCAGCGGGAATGAACTGCTTGGATGCGTTCAGTGAAGCGTAAATCGTAGTTGAATAGGCGATTTTACTTGTGTCCACAGTAGTCGGTGTGAACTTTGTGCCGTTCAGATACAATTCGGTGATGTAGGCTTTCTTCCACGGATAAGAGGAAGAGCCAAGCGTGAAATCATACACCGTGGTACTCGGCAGGAAAGCGTAATTGCTGTTCAGTTCGGCATAATGGGTTGTTGACGGCACATACAGCTTTGAAACCTTGCTGTCCCCGCCAATCGCCGTACCGTTCACACAGAGAGATGAGCCACTCGCCGAAAGGTAGCAGGATGTCCCGAGGTACAGCTTTTTAATGAATCCTTCAGCGAAGGGATAGGAAGTCGAACCGCAGGTGCCGGTCGAGCCTTTGCAGGAAATATTGGTAATAAACAGCGTCCCGAAACCGTAGTTCACGTTGCCGAGATCCCAGAAGTTGTCCGCATTCGGACGAAAGGACTGGTTTCCGATGTCCATCACGAGCATGGATGTGCTCCCCGCACTGAACTGCATGAACTGAATGGTATCGGCGAAGATCTTGAGATACTTGTAGTTCCATGTGCCGTCCCCGCCGATGTACAGCGTTTCTGTACCGGAGGATGTGATCGCCACATTGACGGTCGAACCGGCGTACATACGGGAAACTTTCAGGGTGGAGGCATCAATCCGGTCGGCAGAAATCGTGCCGGTGGTGATGTTGGAACCGTTGATCGTGGTGCTTCCGGCAGTTTTCAGCGAGGTGAGAGTGACATAATCGGAGAGGTCGATTCGGTCGGCAACAAGGCTGACAGCACGGTCGGTCATCGTGAAGTTGGATGCTGATGTACCGCTTGCGATGAGCCAGTTGACCTTGTCGGCAGTCTGCGATACCGTGGAAATCGAACCTTCCGCATTCTCCACACGGGTAGTGATGGAGGTCAGACTCTGCGATAGTGTTGAGATGGAGCCTTCGGTATTTTCGATGCGGGTGTTGAACCCGTTCAGCGTGAGGGACATATCGGCAAGGTTGCCTTCCACGGATTCAATGCGAGTGCTGAACCCGCCGACCGTAAGTGACAAATCCGCCACGGCACCTTCGGCATTTGCGATACGTGTCTCGAACCCACCAAGTGTCAGCGAAAGTTCCGATACCGCACCTTCGGCATTGGCAATACGCAGATCGAAACCGGACACCGTCTGCCGAAGTTCGGACATATCTTCTTCAACCGTTTCGATGGTCGAGCGTAACTCACCGTCCGCTGCACGGAATTCCTGTTTGATGTGTTCAAGCTGTGTTACTGTGGATGCCATCAGGTTCGGAACATAATCCCCGACTTCGATCTGCACGGTGTAACGGTAAAACGGATTGTATGTAATGCTGACGATGCGGGTGTTGACATTGATTCCCATCGGCGTGTAGGTGATGTTCACCTCATCCCCCGCCTGCAGGTCAGCCATCTTGAACAGCGAAATCGAGTAGGATGCGATGTTCTCACGTGAGTCGATGGTGACGGACAGATTGGTCACGTTTTCGCCGTCCATGAGAACTTTTCGGACTGTACTGCCGCGATGCTTGCGGAGGTTGATCCTGTAGCCGTCGTATTCAACCTCGCATCCACAGGCGTCGATAAACCGCATGAGCGCATTCCGGCGGTTGAGCGTACCTTCGGTGAAGTAGCATTCGATACGTCCGGTTGCCTCGCAGACTCCGATGGAGAATGGTGTGTCATCGAGCAATTCATGGAGACCCTCCATCGGTGTACCTTCAAAAACGAAGGTGACGAGGTTGTACTGCTCGTCGTTCAGCAGATAGGAAATGTGTTCACACTCCGCTGTGGTGACGGGGAAGCCATCCGTAATCTGCTTGCTGATGCGGACAATGTTGTAATACTGACCGTCCAGTTTTACAACCATCCCCGTCTGCAAAGCTTGAGAACGGGACGCAAGAACGCTGAAAGAAAGCGTCCGCTCACCGGAAAGGTGGTCAGCTAATGTGGCGGACAGCACTCGCGGGAATGTGTGTTTCAGCGTGTTGTTTTCATAAATTTCAAGAGCCATAAGTCGACCTCCTCTCCAAGATTGTTATTGATACTTGAAAAAACATAACCTTTGGTTTATAATAAAATTATAGAATACGAAGTAGTAAAGGTGAATTTATGAAAAGAAGGCATGTGAATAGCATATTCAGTTATCTTAACAAACTAAAAATGTGGCTAAAGACAAGATGGATGTGGAAACATAAGCAATTCTTATATTTTATACTTGTTGTAGCCATAATCCTTCTGGTTATGTATTTCAAATGTGAATTTGATACCAAATTTGAGTCGATTATAATTAGCATAGCAACAGGTCTATTAGCTAGTTCTGTAATCGCATGGTACTCCGAACTAAAAAGTTACACACTATCTGAACTGGAGGATTTACTTTTTGAAATAGACTTTTTTGATAGAGATGTAAAAAGTCTTTATCAGCGAACATACAATAACATACCAATTAAAAGAATAGCCGAGCTTTATTACGATTTATTGACTAAACAATCGGAATTATCTGAAAAATATTACAACAATAAATATCTTATCGAACCAATTCCTTCACTGGGTGATCACGAAGCAGTTGAAACTCCAGATATTATCCAAGAAAAAATCGCTATGGTTTGGGAAAGAGACTGCTTTACTAAAGAATTTTCTGAAGAGTTTATGGAAACAATCCGGGACTCATTAACAATAATGGAAAGACAAAACCGTTATTGTATGTCTTATGTTAAAGAATTAATTAAATTCTCCAAAAAAATTCTATAGTATTACCCCATCCCCAAATTTCTCACATACACCGCATTCTGCGACCACTGAATCTGCGACAGTACCCGTGCTAACGTGATTCCATCAATGGTCAGTGGAATCGTCACATTAAACGCCTGTCCCGAAGCCATTCTGCCCGGTTCGATGTCCCCAATGCTCGCATCCACATCGAAATCGGTCGGGATGGCTTTCTGCATATCCTCCTCGACCTGCTTCATGGCATCGACAAAACCGACACCAATCCCGGCACCCATGTTCTCGCCGATCCCGGCGAACACCATCGACGGAGAGTGAATGCCGAGCAACGACTTCACCCCACTGACCACATTGTCCACCAGATTGGATGCCTGATCGTACAGCCAAGATGCCATGCTCATGATCCCCTGACCGATGCCTTTGATCATGTTCACGCCCACATCCACCAGATCGGGAATTCCTTCGGTGAACGCACGGACAATGCTCATGATGATCTGCGGAATTGCGCGGATGATTTCGCTGATGATCTGCGGCAGATTCTCGATGATCGCCGTGAACAGCTTGATGCCCGTCTCGACAATGAGAGGGATATTCTCTACGAAGGCATTGATGATCGCCGTAATGATTTCGGGAATCGCCACGATGATCATTTCTATAATCTCCGGCAACGCCTGAATCAGAGCCACAAGCAGGTCAATCCCTGCCTGGACGATCAGCGGGAGACCTTCCAGAAGTGCTGTAACGATACCTTCAATGATCTGCGGCAGGACGGCAACGATAGTTTCGATGATCTCCGGCAACGCTTCTACCAGTGCGGTCAGAAGCTGAATCCCGGCTTCGATGATCTGTGGAATTGCCGATATGATGAACTCCACGATTGCCGTGATGAGTTCGGGCAGAGCCTCAACAAGCTGCGGAATCGAATCAAGAATCCCCTGTGCCAGACCGAGGACAAGTTCAAGTGCGGCATCAAGCAGCATCGGGACATTGTCGATGATCGTCTGCACCACCATCGTGATCATTTCGACCACGGCAGGTATTAACTCCGGCATGGCTTCGGCGATACCGGATGCCAGTGTGGTGACCATCTGGATGGCCGCTTCTACGAGAGTTGGCAGATTCTGTACAATCCCATCCGCGAGAGCGAGGATCAACTGTACTGCTCCTTCGGTAATCTGCGGCAGAGCGGAAATAATGCCATCCAGTATCGTCATGACCAGTTCCACGGTCACTTCGATCAGCATGGGCAGATTTTCGAGAATCGCGTTGCCGACAGAGCCGACGATGTCCGTACCAAGCTGAATGAACATCGGTAACTGTTCGGTAATCACCGTGGCGATCTCGCCGACCGCATTCCCAATGGCCGTGCTGATCTGTCCGAAGTCACCGTTAGCGTTGTTGATCTCGTTGGAAAGTGTCGAGAAAATGTCCGTGATCGTGCCGGAAACCTCACTGACCGCAGGCAGAAAAACGCCCTCGATGGAGCGTTTCGTTCCTTCGAGAGCCGAGTTGAGGTCATCATATTTGATTTCGTTGATCTGCGCCAGTGCATCATACATCCCGACCGTGCCGGATTCCATGCTTGCCAGCACAGGCAGAATGTTCGCTTCAAGGTCTTCGTACATCGTGCCGAACAGGTTGACTGCGGCGGTGTTTTTCGCCATCGGGTCTTCCATAACATTCAGCGCACTGACTACCTCAAAGAAAGCCGACCTTGCAGAATCTCCGCCGTCAGCGAACCGTGCCATCATCTCTTCGGCGTTCATACCGAGTGCAGTAAAGGCTTCGATGGTGGTATCACTGCCATCTTTTGCGCGGATATTGAATTCCTTGACCGCATCACCGACTTTGTCGATGGAGAACACACCGGCTTCCGTACCGCCGATCAAGCCCTGCAGGAATTCCTCTGCGGACAGACCAAGTGCGGCGTACTGCGCGGAATATTCGTTCAGCGTATCAAGCAGATCACCGTTTTGATCGGCACCGTTCTGTGCACCGACTGCGATGATGTTGTAGGCTTCTTCGGCGGACAGACCGAAGTTCTTCATCAGCGCATTGGCGGTTCTGGCGGACTCCTGCAGTTCGTAGCCGAAAGTATCACGGAGCGCAAAACCGGATTCCGTTGCCTTTTCCAATTCTGCGCCGATCAGTCCGGTGATCTTCTGGACATCGGAAAGTCCCTGTGCCACATCCTCAAGCGAATCCCCGAAGTTATGTGTGTACACATTCTTCGCCGTTTCGCTGAGGGACTCCAGTTCCGCTCCGGTTTTGCCAGTGGCAGCGGAGATTGTGTTGACCGCCTTGTTGTAATCGTCCCCGAGCGTGATCAGTTCCTTGCCTGCCGCCACTACAGCCGTACCGATTGCCGCGACAGCACCGCCGATAGCAGCTCCGATGCCGCCTGCGATGCTGCCGAGGTTCTCGAACTTACTGCCCGATTCCTCGGCGGTGTCGGCGGCTTCTTCCAGAGCATCGTTCAGTTCCTCGACCGGTTCATCCGCATTTTCGACCGTTTCGGTCATCTCACGGATGGCTTTCTCGTTGGTGTCGAGTTCCTTCTCCATGCCGTTGAGCGCGGCTTTTGCCTTGTTCAGCTGAATCTGCCAGTTCTGCGTGCGCTTGTCGTTCTCCCCGAAGGATTCGGCGGCGTTTTTCAGTGCCTGCTCCAGCGTGGAAATCTTCTGCTTCTGCGCGTCGATCTCTTTATTGAGAGCCGTATTTCTGGCGGTCAGAG